CTGTTGGGACTGTTGTTGCTTGTGGTGGTTCTCCACCTCCAGGTACATCTGTGGAACTTCTATAAAAAGTATAAATACCAGAACCTTCCGCTGTAGCATCTATATTTGTAGTAGAACCTTGTACTAAATTAATATTAGTATTTCCTACTTCCCAAAAATGCACACCTCTATTACCCCATTCTTGAAAAAGAATATTTAGAGATCTTCTTGCAGATCTCATTTGATGTCCGGAAGTTCCTACAAGTCCTAATCTTTCGTATGAGTCAGCAATAATTTCATCAATTGAAAAGTCCTTATCAAATGAATAGGCTGAAGAAGTGGTATTCGCCATTTAAACTCCTATCCATTATACAGTACATTCATCTGGTCTATGTTATCCAAAGTATAAGTTACTTGTAAACCATTATTACATAAAACTCCAGGAGCAGGGATATTGAAATGAGTTTCGTTATCTGCTGTCCCATTTGTTCTATATTGCATAAATGGAGTATCACTTGAAGTTAAACCACTTGAAACATTATGAAATTTTACATCTCCTGCTGTTCCACCGCTGCAACAAGTAAACCCTTTAAGTGCAGTTCTTCCACCAAAAATTCCCATTCCTCTAGAAGCATTAAATCCTAAAGAAACATTTCCTGCTGGTTGTGAACTCATTTCAGCTGAAGTAACAGTTAAAAAATATTTAGTCCCTGCTGTATCAGTTGCTGAACCTGGTAATGTAATTACTTCAGTTTGAGAATTACCATTTAAATCTGTACCTGTTAAAGTTACAGTTTTTCCAGAATCAGAAGAACCTGCTGTAG